GACAGCTTGGAAGGTAAAGAATATACAGGTAAAATAACTTTACCCGTTGATATGGTATGCAAAGCCAGAGTGTTTAAAACTGGTTTTACTATAGGCAAGAAATACCTACACTTACCAAGATCTTGTGTTCATAACGAGCTCAAAGCTCTTATTACTCGTCAAATGACAGTACCTCTCTCCACCCCAGAATTACGTAAGGCACGATATGAATATGCTTCTATGGTTCTACATGAACAAGCGGATTGGACGTTTGAAGCGCCTAGTGAGACTTATGAACAACTGGTAGATAGATATGTAGGACGGTTCTCAACAACCAAACGTTTAAAATATTTAAAATGTCTAAGAGAAGAAGACTACAAGTGGTCTGAACCAAAGCTCAGTTCTTTTGTGAAATGTGAGTGGGGTGGTTATAATGACCCCCGCCACATAACAAATCCTGATCTGAAATATCACATCAGTATGATGTATTATTGGGTTTGGTGGGACCAGTGTAAGAAAAGAATGTGGTCAACTCTAGAAGACTGCTTGCAGCAACGTGTGATTCACACAACAGACAACGTTCTATTTGGACAACTTGCATCTTATTTCGAAGAGTTAGGTTGGTATGCATACCCACTTGACTTCAGTAGATGTGATGGTCACCAAGAATTAGAAGCAATCGAAGAGGAAAATAATTTCGATGCTTGTTATCTGCCACCGCACGTTGTATCTCAAATGAGAAAACAGGAACACACCAAAGGCAGTAGTAAAGGAGGTATTCATTTTGAATACTCTGGAAAGAAAGGTTCAGGATATGCGAATACCACAGGCGGAAACACAAAGCTGACTTTCAAAACTACTACTTCTTACTTGAAAGCTACTAAAAGACCCAAATACTATGTCAATGCAGCCGGTGATGACGGGGTTATTTTTGTACCACGACCTATAAGTTGTGAAGGCTTTACCAGTTGGTGTTCAGATTTTGGCCATAAAGTCAAAACCTATGGTGTCGCTCCAGGAGATTATGACAAGCTTGAATTTTGTAGTCAAATTTTGTGGGATATAGGCCCTCACCGTGTTATGGGACCTATGGTTACTAAGGCTCTTGTTAGAAGCATGATGCCTCACACACAAATCAAAGACTTACAAGCGTATTGTATTGCTATTGCTAAATGTTATCAGCACTATTACTGGATTCCCTTTCTTGGTCCATATATGAAACGGTGGGCAGCTTTAACTCCAAATCGTGTATATGAATTTGATCAAACTTACTGGAATCTCCTTGATCACGATATTTGTGTAGATCAAGATGCAGTCAATTCGTTTTTTGAACGTAGATATGGAATCACAGTAGAAGTGGCAAATAAATTAGCCGCTGAACTACCAGTTGGACGGGTAGGCATTTCTGTGACTAATCCTATCTTGGAGCTT